CTCCGTGGTGCCCCATCCAGGAAGCCGTGATGCCCTCGCTGGAGAGACCATCAGCTCGGATTACGACTACCTTGTCCTGGCAACGGGATATCGCATGAACAACCTGGCGGACACGGGCAGCCAGAACGCCATCTTCTGCTTCCACGCACGTTCCAACTTCTGGTGGTTGCAGAGCATCGTCTACCAGGGCGACAACTTCAAGGACGACAACTTGCGCTGCTTCTACACCCAAGGACGCGCCAGCTTTGTCAACGGACAGCTCTTCGTGAGCTGGGTCCATCTGGAGGAGTCGTGCGAAATCCCCCAGGCCGTTGACGCTGACGGCGAGGCTCCACGAACGTACGAAATCGCCTACTCCCGCTCCATGGATGGCAAGAACTGGACCGAACCGCACCCCATCGCCGCAGGGGGATGGGACGAGACCATGACCGAGAACGATTGCGGTCCGATTTTGCTCGTCCCCACCACTTCAGGCCACGTGCTCTACATGGTCGGCTGGGGACACGTCTACCAGGCCCCGGCCACCCACATCGTGGGCATCTCGGACTACCGCCAGGACATCAGCAGCTCCACCCTTGGTTGGAACATCACCCAGACGGGACGCGGTCCCGACATGGTGGCAGAGCTGGCCACCTTCGGCCCCCTGTCCGACGATTGGGAGCAGAACGCCTTCGTCACCATCGAGGCGGGCGCCCTCTACAATGGGGAGGAATACCTCACCCAGGTGGGATGTGGTTACGTCGACACCATCGAGTGCGATTACTCCACTGAGGAACCCTCCTTCAACGGACGCGTCACTGTCCTCCCCGCCAAGCCGCTGCAGGACACCAGGATGCGCATCTACACCGACATCCTCCCGCAAGACCTGGTGGCCATCCCGCCCAACGACACCGACCAATGGGTCATCGACAGCGGCGATTGGCAGATTGTCAAAGAGCCGTCGTGGGCCAACAGCGCCGCGCTCAACCCGCGCAACTTCATCATGATGGATTCGGGCAACATCCGCGAACACCTCTGGCACCAGGTGGCCACCTTCCTCTTCCCGGAATGCATGGATGCCCAGGTGGAGATGGCCGTGCGCATGGGCACCGACTTCTACGACTTCAACGGGATGAAGACGCAGGATATCCGCTTCCCCGATGGCGAGGAGGGGAAGATTTACACCCAGATTCGCAACGGCTACGCCTGGCGGATGGGCTTTGACCCCAGCTTCCCCAACAACAAATTCCGCGTGATGGACAAACATGGCTGGGGCACATGCGGCTATTCCGCGGTGGGCGTCTGTGCGCGCGCAAAAGGCAACCGCCATGGCTACATCTTCGCCTGGGAGGGGATGCTCCCGGAGTGGAACACCGACCGGTCCATGCCATGGCCGGAGGGATATGACGACGCCACCGACCGCGTCACCGGGAATATCCCCTCCGTGACGCTCCCACCCACGGGATGCTCGAACCTCCTGGTGCTCTACCTCTTCTACGAGCACTCTGATGGCAAGGTCACCCGTTATGTGCTCAACACCTTCCACGATGATGCTATCGTCCTGGGATATCCCCTGATGATGCGCATGGTGGTCCAAGGGGCAGACATCCGCTGCTACTATCGCCTCTGGAACAACACCACCAAGAAATTCGAGGGGGAGTGGAAGCTGGCCATCCAGCGCTCCGATTGCGTGGCATTGGGAGCGGCCAAGTTCGGGTTCTACGCGCGCGGCTTCCTGGGGGCCGATTGGGCCAACAACCCCGATTACACCAACCGCGTCTACCTCTGGAACGGGCGCGTCGCCTCAACCAACGTCACCCAGACGGTGGACGATATCGCACGCCACATCGTCTGGCGCTCCGGGATTGAGGTGCGCACCGAGGAACGCCTCCCCGCCGAGGTGGTGAAGGACACCTACATCGAGTCGGGCGGGAAACACGTCTACATCTACAGGGACATCACCGACCGCGAGCCGGTGCTCGACGCCAACTTCACCTTCAGCACAACGATGCCCTACGGCGGCTTTGTCTTCTGGAGCAGCGATACCTCGCACTATTGGCGCATCGGGGTGGAGGACAACTACCTGCGCCTGGTCTGGAACCAGGGCGGCGCCCTGATTACCATGAACCAGGTGCCGCTGCCGATTACCATCCCATACGACATCTCCCTCCCCATGCGCATGGCGTTGTACAACGACTGGGTCTCCCTCTGGCTGGGCTCGTGGCTGTTGGGCAGCTTCTGGATTTATCCAACCACCGACGACCCGCGTTGGGGCTTCCGCGTCAACGGACGGGTGGGCGCCTACGGGGACTTCGACGACGTGCACCTCGCCGAGCTCTCCGAGGTGCCATGGGTGGCCCAGATGGAGAGCAACCAATCGGTCCTGGAATGCCTCAACAACTTCCTGGCCCAGCGCAGGATACGCCGCTTTATGGACGCGGATGGGAAGCTGCGCATGGGCTACTTCAACTCCCGCGTGCTCGCCGCCACCTACGACGAGACGATGTTCCGCATCGGGCGCTATACCCAGGACCGCCTGATTACCGAGGCGCGTGTCAACGGCGCCAAGGGGTACGCCGTGTACAAGGCACGCGCCCTCCTCCCTCTGGGGCGCTGGTTCCGCGAGGTGTACATGCCCGATTTGATGACCCATCAGGCCATGTATCAGGAGGCCTACATGCTGGTGCGCGACTCGGTGGAGCTTTCGGAGCAGTGTAATTTCGAGGGCTTTCCCAACCTCCAGGTGGAGCCGGAGGATTTGGTGGTCATTGTGAACCAGGCACAGGGAATCAACGGCAGTTACATCGTGGACGACATCACGCTGCGCTTCGACAGCAGCTTCATCCAGACGTTGGGGACGCGGAAGGTGAGCAATGTCTAGAATCACAACCCTGGAGCACCTCAGGCGCATCAACCCACCGCGCTGGCAACAGCCCACCGACGCTGTCATCACATCGGTGCACAGCGGCTTTGTCACCGTGCGCACCATGGGCTCCAACCGCATTGTCAACAACGTGCGCGTCCCAGCAAACATCCCGTGGGACATCCTGCGGCCAGGGAAGTCGTGCGTCATCGGCTTCCATCAGGGCTTCCCATGCCTTTTGGCGGTCTTCTCCTCGCCCGCCGATTATGAGAAGGCATCCGCCTCGCAAGACGAGAGCGTCCTCCCCCTCCCACCTCCCTGGATTGACGTGGATGCCACCGCGTCAGACTACATGGTAGAGTGGGGGTTGCCCGCATCCTACCAGTCGCGCGTCGCGGGCTATATCCTCTACGGCGCCGATGATGAGAACGGCACAAATGCCGTGGTGGTCTACACCGGGCACAAGGCGGAAGAGCGCGTCCCTTTCACCTTTGGCAAGACTTGGTTCGCCGTGCGCGCCCTGGACCGCCTGGGATTGCAAGCTTCCATGTCGCGCTGGGCCACGGCGGAGCGCCCCCAGACCCCCCTTCCGCCCAATGAGGGGGAGCTGCCCAGCGGCAACCTCGTCGCCTTCGACGCCAACCTGGGATGCCTCAACCGCACCGCCCAGAACAGCTGGGAGACGCGCAACAATGGCGCCTCCTCCACCGCCCTCCAGGGGGGCTATGACCCGCATTGGAAGACGGTGCAGGGGAGCACCGATATCGAACGGGCCATATTGTGGCGCGTCGAGACCGGCCACATCTACCGCTCAACCGATTGTGGCAGGAGCTGGGTGGAGATGACGAACATCTCCGACCCCACCAACGCCTGGGGTGATGACCCGGCGCCGACGTTGGAGAAGTGTGAGATTTTCCTGCGGGCGGACAACATCTTCCGCAGCGGGGAGCACTACTTCTTGGTGCGCTGGCAAAATAGCGCCGGTAACTGGCGGGGCTGGATATTAAAGTGCACCGGGAACGGTGAGGAGTGGATGTGGCAGCCATTGGGCGGCGCTTCCTACCAGAAAATCGGCCAGTATTACTACGCAACCTCCATCAGCGACATGAACTGGGACTACCCCGCCACCTGGTGGGACTGGAACCCCCCGTGTCCTGAGGAGGACCATTACGGCTGGTCCGACCTGGACAGAATCGTGGACGGCAATGATGACACCTATGGCGCCTTCTGGCGCACCAGGGCGTTTGCCAGCAACCGCGGCGTCGGTTGGCGCGCGCATTTCGGGGCCTCATTCAGACGGGTCAATGGGTACATCGAGGTGCAGGTCAGGTACATGCTCGATGGGGCATCCCCAAACAATTGGGCGTCGGAGCCGCGCATGTGGGAGGACAACAACCCTTATGGACGCACCTACGGCGTTGACTGGTATGGTCAGTCCAACCAGCCGGATACGTGGTATGTCTCGACTCCCCACCTCTCCAGTTATGACATCAGCGAGTGGATTGGGATGGACATCCGTGGGTATCTGGGACATACCAGGGCGCGCATCGCCTTCATCCGCATCCATGAGACCTATTTCGTCGCACCGGCCGGGTCGTATGGCGACTCCTATCCCATCTGGATGGACGTCGACACCGCCAATGGTGCATACCTGTACCTGACAATGTGTGACGACGACAACAACCTCACCATTCAGAAGCGATTGACCAGCGACCTATCCCTAATCAGTGAAACATCGCTTGGAACGGCTACCATCGCGGAGATAATTGCCGGCACGTACGCCGCCTACCCACGCGTTCAGGAATTTGATCCCAATGTGGTCTACGTGCATGGTCGGCTCCCGGGCGGCTATCATCTGCTGAAGAGCACGAATGGAGGTGGGACATTCAGTCCGGTCGCAAACGAATTCGACAATGCCAGCACAGTCGGATTCTTCATCGTCGGCCACGACGGGATACTGTGGGCGGTCGAGAATACCGGCGGGACGCCGAAACTGTGGAAGGATGCTGGCAGCGGGTTTGTGTTGCAACCGGCTGTGCCTCTGTCCGGTAATGTGCGGCCTGATAACATGACGATCATCCCAAATACGCTCACATTAGCAATGGCGTCAGACACGACCGTCATCCGCAGTGAGGATGGCGGCCAGACTTGGGCTGACCAATCCTACCCGCCAGGCGGGGATATCAGGAGTTTACTCTTTATCGCATGATCCTTCGAGACGCAGTACTGGCACGCAAACAACGGGAAGCCGGTCTGGAGAGCAACCGCGACATTACCAAGGCCGAGCTGATCAAAGTTGATGGCTCGGTGCAGGTGCGCGACCGGCCTGGCTATGTCTGGGCGCGTGAATATGGGCAACATGGTGGCGTATTTCAGGTATTCAACGGCAGCGTGACAGCCTGGGCCGGTTTGCCAGTGCTGATTGCGGTAGACCCGAAATACCCGTCCCGGCGACGCATCCTGGACGTGGATTGGGAGATTCTGGCACAGCACGCCAGTTATGACGGCAACCCATTTCTACCAGAGCATGCCAGGTCACACATCCGCTACGACGGCTATTACGCACCTGACCCTGTGGATGTGTATCTACGCATGCTCGTGCCTCTGCGCTGTGAGCCGGCATCTGGACTGACAGTACGCGTCGCACCGTTCGTTTACTATGTTGGCGGCGCGCGGCAATACTACCTCGGCACGGACAGTCTCGACCTGTCGAGTCACGTGCCACAGATAGTTGGCAAATCGCGGCGTGTGTTGGTGTACCTGGATACCGCGACTAACACCGCCAAAGTGGCGCCCGGCGCGCTGGGAGGCAGCATGCCACCCTATCCTGCTATCCCGGAGGGGGGCATTCCGTCGGCATTCGTGCTGCTGCAATATGGCGACACGACGCTAGATGAGAAGGCCGATTTTCAGGACGCGCGGCCACTGTTCGCTGCTGCTGATATGACTGGCACAATGACAGCAGCTAATACCTTACCATGCTGTGGAGTATGACCTATGGCACAGGCAATCAGTGATACTCTCCCAATTGATGCCGGATCGCAAAAATTTCTTGGCCTAGTTGATCCAGCAGATGGACAATTCGCGCTACTTTGGGCGGTCGCAGCCCAGACGTTTGCTAGCAAGAGATATGCTGCGCTGGGCGTGCTGCCGGTTTGGCGCACTGACACGAGCCATAACGGATTGAGTGTTGATACGACGCCGGCCAAACGTGGTACAAACGGATCACTCACAGCAGCCATTGACGCGCGCGGGTTCAACAAGTGCACCGTGTTCATCACAGTATCCGGACTGTCCAGCGGCGCGACGCTGGCTGTCAATCTCGTGCCGCGCTTCACCCAGACAGGTGACGATTATGCGCCAACGATAGGCGTCGCATCTGCCCTGACAGACGGCAACCATGCCGTTGAAGTGGACGTGAACGCACCATATTTCATGATTGAGGTGGTTGCCAGTAGTGGGACGGCGACCGTGACCTGCAATGTCTATCTGCACCGATAGGAGGCTGAGATGAAAATCATTCTGGCAATTGTTCTCGGATTGACGCTGGTGGCTGGAGCGTTGGCCCCGGTAGCGGCGCAGAGTGTGTGGCCGGGCGAGGTGCTACTATGGCGTGGTGATATAGCCGTCACGCAGACGGTGCAATACCGCAGTTTGAATGTCAACGGCGCGAATTACGTCTACCTGTTCTACGACACGGGGAATGGCAGCGCGAGTGCAACGGCGAACATCACCATCACCCGTCAATGGCGTGGTGTGACGTTCCAGACCTTGACAGCCAGCGGGTCGGTGGGCACATCCCAGCGCGCGACGGGTGTGGTGACCATTGCGGCGGCGTCACCGTACTATCCCGATGTGCTTGTGCAGGTGAGTGTCACCACCGGCACGATTACACCAACGGTGGCGGTGGTAGGGCAATGATTGGCAACCGCGTGCTGGCATTGATTACCGACCAATGGGGTCGCTTCAGGTCGGTATGTCTGCGGTCACCGACTGTGCCATCGGTCGGGCCTGGCGACGACGGGTTTCTGTGGATTGACATCGGTGTAGATGGAACGCCGGCGAATCCTCTGTGGAAAATGTGGGATGAGGAAATGGAAACCTGGCGATTGATTGGTAGCGGAGCGGGTACAATCAATTGGGATGATGTGGTCGGCAAGCCGGCAGTGTTTCCGCCGGAAGCACATGTTCACCTAATCCATCTGCAACGAGGGTGGTTCTCATGCTAGTGCTCGACTCAACCAGCAAATCAATCACTGCGGTACTGAGTGCGTCACCAACGACCAACCCGGATTTTGTAGCCACCTATGCCGACGCAACGTCTGATTCGTTCACCGAGGCGGCCAATGACGGGGCACTGAACGGCACGACAGAGGTCACGTTGGTGGCTGCACCATCATCTGGCGTGCGGCGCATTGTGAAAGAAATCATCATCTACAACCGCAACGCTTCGTCGGTTACGCTGACGGTACGGTACGTGAATGGTGCCAACACGCGGGTATTGTGGTCAGGTACATTGCAACCGGCGGAGACATGGACGCTCAGTCGGCACGTGCTGTCAATGTCCAACTGGCAGAACATCGGGTCAGGTGCGCCGACAGTCAATGACGATAGCACCAAGGGCTACGTGATTGGTTCGCGCTGGATAGACATCACCAACGGCCAGGTGTACGTGTGTGTGGATGCCACAGCTGGTGTGGCGGTGTGGCGCAATCTATCGAGTGCGCTGAGCGCCAGCGATGGAAATCCAGCGGCGGCGGTATATTGTGATGCGAGCGGTCGGCTCAAGGCAGATTATGGTGTAGACGTCACCGGCACGCTCACCGTCTCCAGCACCATCACCGCATCCGACGACATCATCCTCGCCAACGACGCCGCCCTACAAGGGCGGATGTTCTCCCTCAATGACGACACTGTGCTGTCGTTCAACCCATCCAATGACGTGGGAGTCATGCTGGTCTACAACCGCAATGACGTGGGCATCACCGGCGGACTAATTCTCTACCGTGCCAACTCAGCACCCTACTGCTACGCACTTGTACTCGCCAGCAATACCGTCACAGGAACAGGCGCTCTCACCAACGGTTCGAACGACGGCATAGATGGCAAGCTCAACGTTCACACGCACAGCGACGGCCTCATCTACATTAAGAACCGACGCGGATACACAATCGGACTCGGCCTCATTTTCCTGGGCAATTAGGAGATATTGATGAGAACACCAATCGTTTCTGGAGATACAGTCATCTGGGTGGAAGCTGACACGGCTGAGATGTTGTACGCGGCGGTGGCGAACAAAATCGAGGGGGTAGTGATTGAAACTGATGACGGTCTGGTTGTGGAACAGAGCGGGTTTCGCCGCTGGGCGTTGCGGGAGGTAGCACGTTTGGAGAATGAGGCACAACGTGGTGTGCTCCGACCAGGAGATATAGTTCTGGTTGGCCAAATGGCACGCCAAACTGGTAAGACGCAGCGTGAAACAACATCACCCTTTGATGCAGCGAGAACAGCTATTCTGAATGCAACCGGCGATGGTGAAATCATTACAACGCTGGTGGCATTGGCGAAGATGCTATGATGCGTCGTCCTGGAATCTGGGTTGCCAACAGTAGTCCGTCCCATCCGGTCAAGATGCTCAGCTGGCGGCCGGGTGCGTTGACTGCGTTCTTCGACTACCTCGGCCCCAACCGCGCGTTACCTTACAAGCAACAGCATCCCGAAGCGGTGGTGGTGCAAGCACGACAGAAAATTCAAAAGACCCAGGGCAGCGCGACGATTGTCAAGGCGCTGGTCGCGATGCACCGGAATGTCATAGACATGCTTCGGACACCCGGTGAGACAACGCAGGTATTGCAACAGCTGCTGACAGGCACATTGGAAAAGACGATTTAGCCTATTACCGATGTAAAGGAGACGACCAATGGACTTCGGACATCCGACGGAACAACACAGGTATTGTAAAAACTGTTGCAAGACAACTCTACATAAACGGAATGGGGATGAATGGGTCTGCACTGCCTGTGGCAGGAGGACACCGCACAGACGTTAAGGAGAGAGGGGGAAGATGGTGACAAATACCCTGTTATGCCCTCACTGGGCGCCGATGCATGCTGGGGGGCAGGATGATAAATTCATTCGCGAACTCGCCCCGCCGGTCATCAAGCTATTCTTCTCTGGTGAGACGGCTAGACGTGCAGATGTAGCATTGGAGGCAGCACAGCTGCTCGTCGTGCTGCGCAACTACGAGATCAGTGAGAATCTCAAATGGGGTGGCCGTGGTCTGCGCGACCGCCAGCATGCACTTGAGATAGCCGACCGCCATGCCGATGAGTGGTGGCGCATCCTGAGCAAGAACAGTTTATGGGATGATAAATTGGCTGTTGAGGGTCTCAATGAGCCAATGATCTGGGCCAACGAGCCGCCCGAACTGGTCGCAGCCTATTATGCACGCCTGGCACAACGTCTAGCGGCGGCACAAATCCGCGTCGTGGCACTAAACCTCGGTGTAGGATGGCCTGGGAACGGGCAACCACAAGAGCCGCCCGATTCACCGCCGATCTGGAAGCCGTTCGTGGAGGCGATCGAGGCGATCTGGAAGCACAAAGGATTCCTGGGACTACATGAATACTGGTATGTCAACGGCCCGCAGGAAAACTGGGGATGGTGGGCCGGTCGCTTCCGTGCCTGTCCATGGAATGTGCCGATCATTATTACCGAATGCGGTATTGATAGCCACGTCGTTCCTGGAGGCGACTATTATGGCTGGCAGGGCATGGGGCGGTCTGATAAAGCGCAAGCCTATTTCGCACAGCTAGTAGCCTATGAGGGACAGCTGGTGGCAGACGGCCGCGTCATCGGTGCTACGATATTCACCTACGATTTTGAGGACAATCGCTGGGCGACATATTGTACACGACCTGTTGAATTCACCAGCCTATGGCTGGAACATGCCTATAAAGTGCGAAATGGCCTGTATCAGCATAATCCACCACAGCCGTGGCCACTACCGAAATATGCCAAACCGCCTTGGAAGCCGGATAAACCTGCAGGTGTACCGTTGGTCACGCATCTCTGGCCTGCCGTGCAGCCGCAACCGCAACCGCAGCCGCAGCCGACTCCTCAGCCACAGCCGCAGGAGATTTGGGGCAGTGTCGAAATTACACGTTGGCGTGAGCTGTGCGAAAAATATGGCAAACAATACAACATAGACCCACGGGTTATCGGCACAATTATCGCCATAGAGAGCGCTGGTAATCCCAATGCCGTCAGTACGGTGGGAGCAGTGGGACTGATGCAGGTCATGCCCAGGGAGGCGGGCAGCCAATTCGCCGACCGACCGACAAAGCAGGAGTTATTAGACCCTGACACTAACATCAAGACCGGCACATCCATCCTGGCAGGTGCAATTGCGGCAAATAACGGTGAACTGTTGCGGGGATTGGCTGCTTATTATGGTGGCAACACCGCAGCACAGAACCTAAAAAGCAATGCTGCGCAGGTTTACATATCTACCTATGTGCGTCACTGGTTGCGCCTATGGGGGACGATCCCGCAGTTGGGTAAAACAATCAATGCTGAGACGGTTACAGCTGCTCGTTGGTGGTCGGAGGAAGCGACGCGCAAAATCGAAGAGGCGCTGAAGACGATCGAGTTTATTCGAGAAGCGCACCGACAATTGATACAGGAAGTCACACCGCGCCTGTATGAGATTGAAGAAGCGAGCCGTTAAGAGACATTACGGTTGGTATAACAATTATTATACAAACCATCATGTGAGACCATGCGCCCGTTCCGCATTGGAGTGATCGCCGACATACACGTCGGTTCGATGTTCGGGGTATGGCATCCCGATGCCCAACCGTCATATGGCGGGAAATACACGCTCCATATCGGCCAGCAGTATCTCTGGGACAACTGGCTGCGCATTGCACGTGAAATTCCCACACTGGACATGCTCGTCTGGAACGGTGATCTGATTGACGGAAAACAGCCGCGCGATAGCGGCAGGTTTATCCTGGAACCGGAGATTATCCGCCAGGCCGAGGCATTTCTGATGGTTGCCGAGCCATTTCAGCGCCGCCTGCGCGGCAGAACATATGTGCTGCGAGGAACACGCTATCACGACGAGGAAGATATTGCCGTCGAGACGGTCGGGCGTGAGCTGGGAGCGATTTGCGACCTCTACGGAAGACACAGCTGGGACTGGCTGCTGTTGGACGTGCGAGGCGTGAAGCTGGACATCGCCCATGCCCAATCGGTGATGCTACGTTATGTCACCACAGCGCTGGAGCGTGAAGGACAATTCAGTGACATGGCAGGGCTGCATGCCGATGTGATTGTGCGCTCACACAGCCATCGGGCGCATTGGCACTACCTGGAGGGTGCGAACGGATTGCCGTTGCGCCTGGAGATATCCACACCCGCATGGCAGCTGGCCACGTCATATGTGCTGCGTGGCAAGACGCCCAATCGTGCAGTATTACGCAATCTGGGGATGGTGATAATCGAAATCGGAGAGGGTGTACCGATGGTACGCCCATTTTTGTTCCCTCATCCCCCATTCAGGCGCGAGGAATATCAGGAGGTGGCCTAGTGGAGAGTCCTGATTTTACAATGGACGAGTTACTGCGTCTTCTGGAGGAACAATGCACCCCTGATGGCGCAGGCCTCAGCACGGGAGAGATCGCTGAGGCGCTGGGACGTAGCCACAACTGGGTGCATCGCCAGCTGGGAAAGCTGGCTAAACGAGGGATTCTTGAGGTACGATTTCAGTCTCGTACTCGGTTGGATGGTCGTTCTGCTCGCGTCCCAGTTTACTCCGTGCATACTGCCGGATTACAAAACGAATCGCCTGGCTGAGATTACCCTCGAACAAATCATCCGCCAGGCGGCAAATAATTTGGTATTCCTCTTGATTCAACCGGATATTAAAATGCTTCTTCATATTCCCTCCTCTTTTGTTCTCCTCTTCCCCTATTGTATCACGATGTATTACATTTGTAAATACCTGATGAGACGAATTTGGACAATTGGTCGAAAATTCGCGCTCATAGCCAATTCACCACCGGTGAACAGCGCCGATGTACCGCAGCACAGTCAGCCTGGCTGATGGCCAAATAGCGGCGCACCATCTCCAGCGTGCTGTGGCCGAGCAAGCGCTGCAGCGTATACGGATCACCGCCATTGCGCAGATACTCAATTGCATAGGTATGGCGCAGCCGATGGGGATGCAGATTGGGGATGCCAGCACGCTGGCCGATGCGTTTCAGATGCAGCGCCAGATGGCGGCGCGTGAGCGGTTTGCCCTCCTGAGTGGCAAACAGCGGCTCGTCGGCATGGGCGTTGCGCAGCGCCAGATAGGCACGCAGCGCACGGTGTGTCGGCTGTTCCGCATAAACCACACGTTGACGCCCCCGTCCTGAGTGCAGGCGCGATTTGCCGCGCACAACGATTGCCCCTGTGGCGGGGTTGTAATCCTCCACCCGCAGCGCACACAACTCCCCGGCACGCACCCCCGTGTCCAACAACACGAGGATAATGGCGCGGTCGCGGTTGCGCAGCAGCGCAGGACGAACGTTGCTGACATCAGGACGATTGCGATACGGTGCAGAACGGTCAATCGCGCGCAGGATGGCGAGCACCTCATCGCGTGTGAGCGGCTGGATGGCCGGCTGAGGCGACTGGGGTGGGCGCACGGATGCGATAATATTGCTCCTCACGTATCCCTCTTCGATCAGATAGCGCCAGAACGAGCGCAGCGTAGTGTGGACGTTACGTATTGTTTTCGGGGATAACAGGCGCGGTGGGCGTGGAGCGATGCCACACGGTTCGGATGGCGTCGTCTGCAGAGCGGCCAGGAAATTGCGAACATGTTCGACGGTGATGGTGGAGACAAACGTATCTGGGCCGACGAACTGTGCAAAACGCTGCAGGTCGAGGCGGTAATTGCGCAGCGTATAGGGTGAGCAGCCGTTGATCTGGCGTACAGTGAGAAACTCCTCGATAGCTGCGGACAGGGGGATGCCCATACGTGCGCTCTACAGTATGTGATGCATAATGGATGTTTTTGTGCTGGAGATAGCACGGATGAAGTGATGAGGAAGCCGTGCGCACTAGAGTGCGGGGTATAGTGGGCGCGAGAGGGTTCGAACCTCTGACCTCACGGATGTGAACCGTGCGCTTCTCACAATCTGCCGTAGTGCGCACAGCTGCTCTTGCGAGCGAGCCGTGCTATCTCCGCCGTAATCAGCTGTGCTATCTGTGCATTACCTAAAATTTCCCTCATAACTGCATCCCATTCGGTACGATTTACCTATTGACAAACGAGGAAAAATTTGCTAAATTAGAACTAGTGTTCTAAGCTGCCTTTTTATCACTGGAGGGAGCAATGTTTACAGGTTTCTCCGATAAACCACCCAAACCCGCTTTAATTGACTATTCCCCTCTACTGTGCGGTCTATATATTTGGCTGCGGATGAAGCTGGGACTTACTCCTCCGGGGTTTTCGACATGGCTTCGAGAGCAGATCGGTAGCAAAACTCGGCGAAGCGACGCACCATCGTGCGTTCCGCGGGTGAAAGCGCCCTGAGGTATCCGACAATCTGACGGATTTCAACATCCGCCTCATTGTCAACCTCCTCCAAATAGCCTGCCTCTTTCAGCACGGTCTCCAGCGGCAATCCCAGTCCTCTGGCAATAGCAGCGCATACATCGGGTGACGGCTTGCGCCTATCGCTATAGGGATTACCGATGCGACCGCGCGGTACATAGGCACGTTTTTCAATTTCTCTGATTGAGAGTTGACCACGTGCGCTATCGAACCATTCCCAAAACCGCTGTACTCGTTCCCATTCTAACATAGCATCATTATATCCTGTATCCCCAAGAATATTGCTGAAATCTTTACACACACAATCGTGTAACAATTTCCAAAAATGGCGCTGAAACCTCTTGACAATGACACAAAAGTGTGATATAATGGCTTAAAGAATTATGAACATTCATGGTAGGATGAAGGGACAAGGACAAAGAAAAAATCTCTATCTCCATGGTGATGATTTGCTCATCGCCATGGAAATAATGAAGAGGACAGGCACGTCCGGCCTATCCGGTGCGGTGCGGTATGCGCTGCGCTGGTGGGCCAGGACGCACGATGTATTGAGGCCGTCTGCCTCGTTCGTGTCGGAAGGAGAGCGCACTCCCTCCAAATGACGGCGAGGCGGATGGCCTCTTTTTGCTTGGCGGTGAGCGTGTGACGACGACTGCCGCCAGCATAGGAGGTGCACGTATGCGTGCCATATCCATATCCATCTCCTTACTTTCATTATAACTCCAATAGGAGGTTTAGGAGCGATGAATTTTACTTTCTCTCTGATTATCACTGCACTCATCATCAGCCTCGGTCACTGGTTTCCCTGGCATTTGCTATTGGGTAAGCCGCTTCCTCGCCTGGCTGCCTATGCCTACGGCGTGGGCAGCATTCTCATCGGCGTGACAGTTTGGCGCGGCTTGGATGGTGACTGGCAGACCGTTCTGGGCATTGCAGCCATCAGCGCTGCTGCCGGTCTGGCCACCGTCCTGGCCTACGGTGTAGACCGCATTGCTGCGGCGCTACACCATGAGCGCCTGGCTGAGATGACTATGGAGGATAATGATGCCAGCACCAAGTGATTGGAAGCGGGTGCACGGCATTGAAGACATCATTGCTCTCATTTTGGACGTCGAGGATGAAGCACGCGTCATTCGGGCGCACGCCTGGCGACAGGGCAGCTGGGAGGAGGTTTTCCGCAGCGCCCTAACCATCCTGGCCATCTGTGCCAAGGCGCGCTCTTTAGCTGCTGAGAAATGGCAGACGGCAATCGAGGATGCGCGTGAACGTCACTCTTGATCAAGGCCAGCAGGCAGTAGCACGGTTATTGGCGCAATTGCGCCATCAGAATAATCGCGCTAACGGCGTGCCTGATCGCAAGGTTGGGCAGCAGCCGCCGGATTATACCGATCTCAACGGCATCGGCGGCGAGCTGGCATTCTGCATCCTCGCAAACGTCTGCCCCGATATGAGCATCTCCCCACGCTCTGGGTCATATGATTGTCTCCTGAATGGCTATCGCGTGGACGTGAAAACGACACGCTATGTGCGCACGCCAATGCTCTGTGTCTATATCGGCAAACGATTATCGGATGCCGACATTTATGTGCTCATGGTCGGCGAGATGCCGGTGTATCGCTGTGCCGGTTGGACATGGGCAGATGAACTATTGCGTCGGGAGAACATCCGTGACCTGGGATATGGGCCGACGTATGTTCTGCCATCGGCGGCCCTGCACCCGTGGGAGGAGTTAGAGGATGTAAAAAATGCCGCGCCGATGTCCGTCCATCGCGCGGCTTTATAAAAAGAAAGGAGATAGATATGGAAATTCGAACACAGTATATCACCGATCCAGAAATCAGGCAAATTGAGATCCCCGCCAGAGTTTTTCGTAACGCCATTCAATTTGGGATGACCCCGGAGGAGGCGGCCTATCTCGCAGACATCGCCATGCTGCGCGCCAAGGGTCTGCGAGGAAGAGAACTACAGCGTGCGCTAGAACAGTTATACGAGGAGGCATGAGATGAATGACAATCAATTCGCATTGATCGAGAGAACGGCTGTTATGGGGGATTTGTCAAAAATATCCCCGCGAGAACGAACCGCCTATTATGTGGCGGTTTGTCGCAGTCTGGGATTAAACCCTCTCACTCAACCGTTCGGCTACATTCGATTCCGTGATGGGCAGCTACGTCTATATTGCAAACGGGATGCAACTGATCAGCTGCGCCGTTTACGCGGAATTACATTCCCCACTCAACCAGAATTGAGAATTGAGAATGATCTCGCCATTGTAATTGTCCATGCCCGTGACCGAGATGGACGCGAAGATTATGACGTAGGTGTTGTGCCGATCCAGGGTCTAAATGATTTAGATCGTGCCAATGCCATTATGAAGGCCATGACAAAGGCCAAACGTCGTGTCACGCTATCTCTGGTGGGATTGGGTTGGATGGACGAGGCAGAGTTAGATACAACTGACATTCAGGTTGTTCCTACAGAAGCTGTCCAATCCCCTATAGAGGACAATGGGCATGAATCGCAAATAGCGAATACTCCAGAAATATCTCAAATCCCCCATTCACCCAAGGATTTACTGACATGGGTGAATGAACGGGTGCAAGTGCCGTATGACAATGTTCTGCACCTGTTGAATGCCCTCAGAGTGGAACTGGGTGCTACCTGGAATTGGCCGCGCCCTGCCGAAACAGATAGATGGGCGCAGGCTGCTGAAGCGGCATTGCGACATGCCGTCGCCAAGACACAGGCACAGGCGCAGGCACATGCTGATCCAGTGCAGTTGCCAATTGTGGATGGCAGCGAGGAGGACGCCGATGTGGTCGTATGAGGATGAGGTTATTGTGGGGTTGCGTCGGGCAGACGAGGAGGTCTGCCCTAACTGTGGAACAACACACTCATACTACTCACCATGCCCTGTGTGTGAGGAATTAGCCTACGAGAAATGGTTGTTCGCACAGCAGGTAGAAGCGGCGAGTGCAATGGACGAATGCCCCCAATGTGGAGGAGAGGGATTTTGTGTGCCTGGTGCACGGGTGGGGCATTGGGAAGGGTTGATGCCCAGGTCGGATTTCCGACCACAACATTGCCCTCTCTGCGAGGGAATGGGAGTAGTTTCCTCTGAGATTGCTAAGAGATTTATCGAGGAGGAAATCCATGAACCGTGATGAGCTGGGTTGTGTGGTTGCTGTGGTCATTCTGGCACTCGCTCTGGCACTGGCGCTAGTCCTCTCAATGACCCACGATGCCGGGGCGCAGGTAGTTGACTACGGCTATGGCCAGCGTTGTTGCTGCGCTGTGTGCTGGTGGCTGACGGGCAATATGGCCGATCCCGAAACATGGCAGTGGCACTTGGCCTGGTATGGCCAATGGGTCAGTGCTGCTGAGGCAACGGCCTATTGGGAAATGGCAGGGCAGGATTGCTGGCAGCCGTCATACTGAGGGATGCCTATGAATATCTGGATAAAATGCAACGGTTACTGCATTTTCTTCGATATAGAGGAAAAATGTGTTGAGAAAATGATACGGGATTCGTTCTGCCTTGTCGGTTTTGTTGGTATGTATATTCCTGCACGTATTTGCGAACGGGGATTATTAAGCGTTGAGGTCTGCGCATTTACTGTCAAGGATTTAATGTACGGGGCACAACAAACTAATACTCGATACGGTTATCACATCAACATCTATACATTGCCAGAGGATGAACATAGCTATCACTCTCCAACGTTCTATTTTCTACGCACCGAAGGTTGGAGAGAAACCCTATCGGCCACTCCCCCTGAATATTGCCTATTCCGTGAGTTTAAACGACCGTGTGAAGCATACAACTGCCTCGCCCGGCCCGTGGAGGCAGAAGCTGTTGGTTGAGTAGAAAGGAGGTAGGGTGGCTGCTATGTGGCGAGCTGGTGCAACGGAGGTTAGGCGCGTGGCATAGAAGCCGTTCCCCCGCTGCCGGGCGCGGGGGAGTCCCATAAGAGGAGATCATGAACATGAAACGTAATGTCTGGATAAGAGGGCGAAGAGAGTATTGTTTCGTCATCCAATTGGATGACGCGCAAATGAATGCTTTACTGCTGGACGCAGTAGGTAGCAGATACACTCTGTCCATAAAGGCGCCCGGATGTATTTGCTACCGAGGCGAGGTGGCGTGGGATTATCTGGACGTAAGCGCCTGTGATACAGGCGAGGGGATAAAAATCGACGTCTCCCGCGGTATTATAGATCGCTATTACAGCGCTTATTATTTCCATGTTTTTCCCTGTGATCCCGGTGATATAGTGTGGAAATTGAGCCGGGATTTTAAAGTACCACGGAGCAAGGTCAGAGAGATTGTGAATAAGGCGGGTGATGCTAGTCCATGGGAGATTTGGGAGTGGTTTGCATTTAGACGGTACGAATTAGGGATGAGGGTTGGGGAGACACATGAACAGTGTATTTTCGATCACTGCATACCTTGTCAGGCACGTAAGATTATCGGAGAACGCACATGAATCCATGGTTTCGCCTATATGTAGACACTCCCGCTGAACGCAAACTTCTGCGTATCGCACGTATAACGGGACATCACAAGGTATTTGTCATAGGTTTCTGGACAACCATCCTGTGTTTCGCTGCTCAGTCAAACGTTCCCGCTAGGCTTCTACTCAGCGATGACATCCCTATGACCGTTGATGACATCGCTGATGAAATGGGATTGGAAACTGATGTAGTACAAGGGTTGATTGATCAGATGATTGCCCTCAACATGCTGGTGATTGAGGGGGATGTTATCTGCATCGCTCATTGGGATGAGCGGCAGTTTGTGACCTCAGATGACACAGATGACTGGAACGATCTGGTTGAACGATTTGGGTTGAGCCATCACGAGGCGTTGGTCTGGCAAACAGTGCAAGCTTTTTGTCGTCGCCGTGATGGAGTTTGTTACGCTACGCAAAACACTATTGCACAACGTGTGGGATTGTCGGTAAAAACCGTCCATCGCGCGTTGAGACGACTGGTCGAATTGGGACTGATTATTGACCATACGCCTGACCTCAGAAATGCTCCCCACCGTCTGGAGGCTGTTATTCCCTCATTGGACAAAATGTCCGATGAGGTTTGTCCTACCGTTGTCCTACCATTGTCCGACCGTGTCCGACCGTGTCCGACCGTGTCCGACCAGTGTCCTACCGATGTCCAACCTACCCCTGAAAACACATATAAATCCATAGATTTTACGCAGCCGCGACAAAATGACTCATTGGACAAAATGTCCGATGAGGTTTGTCCCACATATACAGATACAGAAACAGATACAGATACAGATATATATATACATGCATGCATGCGCAAATCAGACAAAAACGCTCAAATTTTAGACCCTGTCGAGCATATATTACAGGTTAGGGCGCAGGGAACACGAACTGCTGTGGCTGATCCGTCGCAGGATAACGGGACATGGCTGCAGACGCGTGCTGATGCTGAGCGGGTATATCGGGAGGTTACCGGCAGGTTTCCGCGACCTGCCATCCGGGACTGTATTAGGACGTTGGCAGGGGAGAATGGGTTTGACTTGGCTCGTTGGGAGCGGGTCATCCGCACCTGGGTAGAACGCGGTTATAACCCATCCAATGTGGACGGCATGGCGCGCTGGTATCGAGAAGGGATTCCTGAGGCGCGTGCCGGGCCGCAGGCGCAAGCGAAACAGCGAAATGTTCTCAAGAGGGAAATTAGTTTTTTGACGTTGGAACAGGTTAATCGGATACGTGCGAGAAATGGTCATCCGCCGATGACACAGGAGGAACTCGATGCAGAATATTGCCGACAATTTGATCTCACTAAGGACGAACTCTATGCCCTCTATCGCGAACGGGGGATTATCACAGATCAGAAACGAGAGACCTGATTGTCCTACCTGTCGTGGGGCGGGATTTCTGGTTGCCGACGTGGATTATAAAGACCCGCAATTTGGCAAGCCGATCCCCTGTCCCACCTGTCATGATGGCCAATTGCATAAGCGTTTGGTGGAGTTTTCTCAACTGACAGGCGTTTTGCGTGATAAACGATTAGAGACATTTGAGACAGATGAGAAAAACCATCAAGCCTTCCAGCAGGTTGTCAAATATAGTCAGAATCCCAGAGGATTTTTGACGCTGTGGGGCAGTTATGGTGTCGGCAAAACGCATCTCCTGGCGGGACTGGTGAACGCCTGCTGTGAGAACGGCATAGCAGCCGTTTATTACACATTCCCTGATCTGTTACAGGCACTGCGTCAAACCTATGAGGATGATACGTTTAATAGCACATTTGGGCGATTATGCGGTGTTACCGTTCTGGCATTGGATGAGGTTGATAAAATTCGTCATACCGAATGGGCACTGGAGCAGGTATACCGGCTGATTGATGAGCGTTATCGCAATGCTCATCTGCGCGGCACGGTTTTTGCGTTGAATACATATCCCAAATCGGATGGGGATAACAGTTTGGGATATCTGTATTCCCGTATGCAGGCAGGACTGGTAATCAAGGTGGCAGGTGCTGATTATCGCACCATTTCTCATGATGCGATGCCAGCAGTGTAACTGGATGGAGGTGAGGCAATGCAATACCGGGTTAGAGGACACGCGATCAACGTGCTGGAGTTTCTATACGCAGTAGGTCAATTAGGCGATGTTAGGGTTGAATGCATCGTTGACGTGACACCAGGCCAGATACAAGACGGCCTTGACTGGGTGCGGAAATACAACGGTGGGAGCGTGGAAGTCATTCCCCTGGAATCAGACACCATGTATTCGGATTATGTATTGGCTGCGATATAGCTACAGGTTTGGTGAAACCTAGGGTGGGATGTGCGAGCCACAACCTCGGTGAAACCCAGCAAGGTAGTGCGAGCCAGGTGGTTGGTGAAACCCATATAGGTGGTGCGAGCCATTAGCAGAGTGAAATCCAGGTCGAGTGTGCGAGCCAGGTAGTATGTGAAACCCAGATTGCTTGTGCGAGCCATGTTGCCCGTGAAATCCAGGCAACGGATGCGAGCCACACCCTCGGTGAAACCCAACCCGATTGTGCGAGCCATCTGTATCGTGAAACCCAGGTTGGATGTGCGAGCCGAGGCAAAAGTGTAAACCGGTTGCCCTATGCGATATAGCGACAGAGAAATCAGGAGGTAAATGATGGCACGATGGATTATCAGTGGCAGTCCAATAAGAGTTATTGAGGCACTGTACTATCTGGGATTATTGCACGGCACTGTCGTGGAGTGTGTTGTGGATGCAGAGAACGACGAAATAAGGGAATTGCAACGTAAATTGGGAGATGAGGTCATCATTGTGCCGTCACCTACTCTACCAGGCGCTACAGAACAGAAAGGAGGTGATGATAGCGTATGGGAACAATACCTGGAGCAATATGAGGTTGATGATGAAAAACGTTTCAGGAAATTGATACAGGCGCAGAGGGAATTGATACCGTTTCTACAGGAAATGCGTCGAGAGATTGCCAGGCATTTTGGCCCGCATAAACCGGTTCGATTGGAGCTGGATGAGAGCATTGATATCTATCAGGATGTTCTCGTCTATGTTGATACGCCGAGCATTGATGCGCTGGAGGAATTCGAACGTGCTTGGCTGTATGAGGCGCTAGATCGTTATCGGCTGCCATTCTGGGTGACACTGATGCCGTTGGGGTGGGCAAGCCGATCTTGTGATGAAACCCGTAAACGTAGTGCGAGCCATACGCAGAGTGAAACCCGTCTGTAATGTGCGAGCCAGGTAGAACGTGAAACCCAATCGGCTGGTGCGTGAGCCAAGGCTGACGTGAACTCCAGTGGCGTCGTGCGAGCCAGCGTTCGCTTGTATCCCGCGAGGCAAATGCGAGCCAGTGTAGGGGTGAAATCCGTAAATGCAGTGCGAGCCGAATGATACGTGTAATCCTAGGGAGGGATGCGAGCCAAAAATTAAGTGAAACCCAGTCAGCGAGTGCGATCCACGTCCAGCGTGAAACCCATACATCTGGTGCGAGCCAGTCGTTCGGTGAAACCCAACTTGCTTGTGCGAGCCATTTTGGCGATGAAACCTAAAGGGGTTGTGCGAATTACACGAGATATAAACAGGAGAGGTAAAGATGGAACAAGCGGAAATCACAATTAACGGAAATGGCAATGATAATCAGTTGCCTCAGCTCAAACCCCGCAAATATCCCGAGCTGTATCAGGCATATCGGTTCTGGTACGAGCTGGTCGAGATGCGCAAGCGCCACCTGCTGCGCATCAGCGCCGTCGAGCGCGGGGTATGTTCTCTCAGCGTGGAATTCGAACGCAAAGTCATGGACAGAATCAAACTGGATGATGCAGTCGAGTACACGCGCCAGGAGATGATCCGCGCTGCTGAGGCTGTCCCTATATGGGAATGGATTGCCAGTTTCAAGGGTCTGGGTGCGGGAGGTTTGGCCGCTCAGTTGATCGCTCAGATAGACGACACTGGCAATTTCCCGACAATCTCATCGCTATGGCGATTTGCGGGTTATGCAGTGATTGACGGACGGCGGGAATACCGCAAATCCGGAGAGAAGGCACATTATAGTGCACATCTCAAATCCACCTGTTATTTGATCTCCGAACAATTTCTGCGTGCGCAGACAAAGCCATGGATAGACGTCTATTACGAGTACAAGGGGCGCAAACGCCGGGAATATCCCGAACCCTGGTGTGATCAGTGCAATCTGCCTGCATCAGTGTGCGGTATCCGCAGCCATCGGAAGCGCTTTACCGACAATCACCTGCATCTGATGGCCATGCGCAAGATGACCAAGGTATTTCTGAGCAATCTGTGGCTGAGCTGGCGCACTGCTGAGGGATTGCCGGTATCAGAGCCGTATGTTCAGGCGGTTTTAGGGCACACGGATATGGTATTGGTATGATTGGGCGGGCCATACTGGGCGTTTTGTATCTGATCGAGCAACCTGCTGAGGCTGTGTATCCTGAGACACAGCCTCAGCAGAAGACAGGCAAATCGCCTGGCACCCCTGTGCGATTTCAGCGGCTAGAGCGGAAACAGAAATGCTCTAAGAAAAGCAAACCGGTATCAGGAAAATGCATTCCCTGTTATAAATGTTCTGCTATACGACGATGTCAGATACGTGTCAACAGCGGAGAAACAGCACTCTGTGAACGAGAATTCAACTGGGAATGGGATGAGGATAGCATCATGAACGAGCAACAGTTTGCAGTCGGTGATCTGGTCAGATATGAGGGCAGTACCTGGCGCGTTGTGGCCATGAGTGCCTCTGGCATTTACCTGCGGGCACGACGGGCGGGGATCGGCTATACCTGTCACCTGCCATGGGAAATTGTACATGAGAAAGTGCGACGGGTGGAACAGCGGCAGATGTATTGTGAGATGTGCAGTGACTGACAGGAGGAGCAGATGAGCACGGTAATCGTTCCGCTCAGTTATGTTGAATGCGAGTTGCGCCGTATGCGTGAGTTGGAACGGCGCATAAAGCGGCTATCCGAGAGCCGCAGGCGGTTGGTCAGGCTGGTGCGTGCCTATCGTGCAATGAGGCGCGAGGATAATTCACCGGTGATTTTCATTGTGCCGGAGGATGAAGCAGAGCAGCCGGTATCCTAGGTCGGGGGGATAATGCCTCGCCTGCGTGACGCTGCAGGACGATTTGTCGCTACACCTGAGTGGCCTGTGGAGGTAACCGAACCGGCCCGTGAGCCGAGTGTCACCGGGGATGTTATTGTGCCGTTTCTGCAATCGCTGATCTGGGCGTTGGCCACTGGGGTTTGTGCACTGGTGCTATGCTGGCTGACCGAATTGCCTGACTGGGTAGCATTGTTGATCGCCGCGATCGCATTTGTCGTCTCGTGGGGGTCGGCACTACAGACTGCCCACGAGACGATCTGGCGCACCGAGACGCCGTTGGTACAGCGTATCGAACCGATACCTCAAACGGTACGGCTGGAGCTGACAGAGACCACACCGGAGGGCAATGTCCAGCGCATGCGTATTGCTGACGTGCCGATAGACGACGAGCGGCTGAGGTTATTTGTGCAGGCGGCGTTAGAGGGACGATCGCTCTCGGTGCACTCCTGGACGCCTGAGCCGTTATCACGCAGTGAATACGAGCGCATTACAGAGGCATTTAGGCAGGCGGGATTCCTGACCGTCTCCCGCGGTCGTGGTGGTCGGCAGCTGACAGAGCGTGGGAGACGAGTATTGCAACGATTATTGCGGGGATAAATATGCAATGTAATGTGCAATTATGTGTACCGCCATTCTGTGGCGATTTTGTATAATCGGCAATGGGGTAGGGGGGATGGATAGAGATGACTTAGACGAGTTGAGCAGATGTGAGCGTAGAGCGCTATTGGTTTGGAGATTGTGTGAGGGCGTGCACATCAGCACGGCAGAGGCGGCAAGGTTGCTGGATGTGACGCGTTTGAGCGCACGGAGATTTCTCAACGCTATTGGCAGGGTTGTGCCTATCTATCTGGACGATAGCACCAATCCGCCACGGTGGCGACGAGTGAGGGAATAAAAAGAGACAACCCGCTGCAAGGCGGGTTGTCGGGCCGGAGATGCTATCTCCGGCGGAGCAATGGTATTATACCGATTTGTGTGAAAAAACAAAAAAGGCCGCGGTTCGTGAGAGACCGGCGGCCGTTCTCCGATATTTCTTTCTAGCGCCTCGGAAGCGGGCGCTTGATCTCAAAGCTGCAGGAGCTGTTTTAGTAGCTTTACAGCTTCTTCAAAATTTTTTCTTTTTATGCAATCAACAATCTTGGTTGTTTCGAATTCGTCATAATTTTGCAGGTTCCCTGCTTTATCCAGCAGGGAACCGACCTCGGACGGAAAGAAGTCCTCGCCTTTAAAGTATCGGCTTTCTAGAAATCCTAGACTCCTTTTCCATTCCTCGTACTCCTTCCAATCCCCTTTGCCCGGGAATTCCCGGGGCAGACGTTTCCAAACAACGTATGTTTCTCCAGTGGGTCTAAACAAACCGTACCAACCCTCTCCGGAGTATTCTACTACATCATCTTCACCATTGTATACCTCTATCCCACTACAGAAAAAGCCGTACGGATTTCTTGGTTGTAGATTGAGTTTCTCTTCTGTTCGTCTCGAAACTTTTGTTATCATTATTTTGTCCTCTCCTGCCCGATTTTGCCCTCGGAGCCGGGGCATATTCCATCCTATTATTCTATCCCTATTGTACCACAATGTACTACATTTGTCAAGAGGTTTTGACGCCAATTTTCGTGTTTGTTTGAGAATTTTAATCTTTCGCCAGAAATCGGTGACAATTCGTCACTGAGTGGTGCAATTTCTGATACCCCCTGCTGGTATAATAGAGTTGACCAAACTGGGAGGGAGTCTATGGACGCAAAACCATTCTGGAAATCACGCACATTCTGGTTTGCCATTCTCTTCGCATTAATCAATATCGCCGGTTTGTTCGGCTACGAGACGTACCAACCCGACCCGCAGACAGTCGAGATCGTGGGCATCGTTGTCTCGGTACTCGCAATCCTGCTGCGGTTCGTGACAGGACAGCCTATTTCTCTCCGCTGAGGGCACGCCGTGACACGCAGCGAGGTGGCATCCATCCGAGAAGATTTAGCGCGCATCGAGGCACAAATCGCAGAGCTGCGTGCATTGGTTGAGAGTGAGGCACAACGCTGCCCATATCGTGAGACCATCGCACAGTCGCGTGAGAATCATCAGCAGCTATCACGATTACAGGTTGATCTGCACACACTGCGCCTTGAGATAGCACGAGCGGGCGCGACGGGCGGAGGGGTTGTTGCTGCGGTTGTTGCTGCGGCGATCGGTATCGGTAAATCGCTGGGGTGGTGGTAATCGAGAAGCGGTGATGATACGGAGATTGGGCACAGGCCACTGACGGTGCGTATAGAATGACAACCTGGAAGAATCGCATCATTGGCAGCGGGGAGGAGGACCCTAAGCAACTGCTGGCTAACCCCAGTAATTGGCGTATCCATCCGAAGGCGCAACAAGATGCGTTGTCGGGCGTGCTCGATGAGGTAGGCTGGGTAGATCAGATCATTGTCAATCAGCGCACCGGGCACGTAGTGGATGGCCACCTGCGCGTCTCGCTGGCACTGCGCCGCAATGAGCCGACCGTGCCAGTGCTGTACGTCGAGCTGAGTGAGGAAGAGGAGAAACTCATCCTGGCGACGTTCGATCCCATCGCGGCAATGGCTACTGCCGACAAGGAACAACTCGATGCGCTGTTGCGGGATGTGCAGACGGGCAATGCGGCGGTACAGGAGATGCTGAACGAGCGGATGAGCCGTTTACAGGTATCCGATAAACTGGACGGGCTAGGAGAACCGAATGCTGATGGCGGTAAATACGTCGAGTGTCCTATGTGCGGTTACAGATGGCAATATGACAGTTCTGCGGGATTTCCTTGAAACCATGACGATTGAAAATGAGTGAGAGTTTGCAGTCACCGCGCCGAATTAAATCTACTGAACGTCAGCGTCAGGCACTCGAGCTGCGCAAAGCGGGCGCCACATACGAGATGATTGCCGAGAAACTCGGTTTCCGCGGCCCATCTGGTGCATATGAGGCCATCAAGGCCGCCCTCGAAAAAACTCTTCGTCCTCCCGCCGATGAGCTGCGCCAGCTGGAGAGTGAGCGCCTCGACGCCCTTTTGTTGGCCGTCTACCCGCAAGCGCGGCAAGGCAACCTCGGCGCGGTGGACAGAGTGTTGCGCATCATGGAACGGCGCGCACGCCTGCTGGGATTGGACGCTCCGATCAGGACCGACATCACAACTGGTGGCCAACGGTTGGTGATCGAGTATGTCAACGATTGGCGTGATAAAACTCCCATACCCGCATCCTGGCCAGATAGCGGTCCGGCGACACTCACGCCGGATAACGGTGTTGAGCGCGGGCCGGCGCTGGCGCAAGACGACACTGGCAATGGCGATTATGGTTGAGGCGGCGGTGCGCGGCGGTCAGTACATCTGGGGTGCGCCGACGTTTGACCAGGTGCGTGTGGCGTGGGATGAGACGCGACATGCGGTCGGCGCTCATGCAACGTTTTACCAGCAGCGTATGGAAGCGGTGTTCTGGACGGGTGGTGTGATCCGGTTTCGGTCGCTGGATGATCCCGACAACGCGCGCGGCCACACTGCTGACGGCGTCGTAATTGATGAGTGCGCCGACGTAAACGAGCGGGCGTGGTATGAGGTGTTGCGCCCGATGCTGATTGACACCGGCGGCTGGGCATGGCTGATTGGCACGCCGCGCGGGCACAATTGGTTTTATCGCGAGTTCGTGGCGGCCCAGGAACGGCCGGATAGTGCGGCATTCATGGCACCGACGTTAGGCGTTGCCATCCGCGACGGTGCGCTAGTGCGCGAGCCGCATCCGCTAGAGAACCCGCATGTGCCATTTGAGGAGATCGAGCGGCTGTGGCGCATGCTCCCAGAACGCACGTTCCGTCAGGAAATACTGGCCGAGTTTGTCGAGGACGGTGGTGGCGTCTTCCGGCGTGTGCGGGAGGCGGTGGGTGATGTCGAACCGTCCGGGCAGTATGTTTTTGGTGTGGATTGGGGGCGCAGTGAGGATTGGACGGTCATCACGGTGCTGGACGTGCAGAAGCGCGCGGTGGTGGCGATTGACCGGTTCAATCAGATTGATTACGCCTTGCAGACCAACCGCCTCAAGGCACTGGCTGAACGATATCGCCCCGACGTCATCATTGCCGAGGCCAATGCGATGGGGCAGCCCATCATCGAGCAATTGCAGCGCGATGGACTGCCGGTGCGGGCGTTCATGACGACCAGTGCTTCGAAGGCGCAGATCATCGAATCGCTGGCGCTGGCGTTCGAGCGTGGGATGATCACCATCCCGAATGATCCTGTGCTGATCGAGGAATTGACGGCCTATGAAATGTCGCGGCTGCCGTCTGGTATGGTGCGCTACGCTGCGCCCAGCGGCATACACGACGACTGTGTGATGAGCCTGGCGCTGGCGTGGTCGGCATGCGTGGAGCGAGACATAATCTTTGCGTTTGTGTGAGGTGAAATATGCCAGTAGACGTGACTGATAAGTACATCCGTATTCGGCAACGAGACCCGGATGATTTCGAGGAGGGATCATTTCGCACCATTACGCTCAGTGACGAGGATGGTATCCGTGCAGTGATTGGACGTCTCAAAGGTCAGGATAGCACGACCGTGCAATCATACCTGTTCGATAAGGAGAAGTGGACAGTCGAGGAAGCCGAAAGATGGGTGAAGGAGCATAGAGAGCGCAAGGGCATGGCGGTCAAAATGCTGACCGAGGATGACACCGGCGCGGTGATAGGTGGCTATCTGCTGCTCTGGGGCAACCCGGCAATGAAAGACCTGCAAGGTGACTATTTCACGCCGGAGACAGAGCTGATGCTGGATCACTATAAATCGGCGCCGTTGCTATTTCACCACGGGCTGGATGATAGCATCGGGCTGAGCGTCATCGGCAAACGGCTGGATGCGAAATCCGACGACGTCGGCGTGTTCGTACAGAGTTGGATTGACAAAAGTAATCGCTACTGGGCGATGGTCGAGCCGTTGCTGAAAGCGGAACGGCTATTCTACTCGCCTGGGAGTGCGTCGCATCTGGTGAAACGAGCGCCAGACGGCAAGTTGTTGTCATTCCCAGTGGTCGAGGACACATTGACGCCAGTGCCGGCGCAATATCGGTTGCGACCGGTTGAGCAAATCAAAGCGGCGTACAAGGCAGCGCACCTGGAATTGCCAGACCTGGCTGATACTGCCGACGCGGGGGCGTCGGGTGTGAAGGCAGCGAAGGCGCGGGTGGCTCTGGAGGAGCTATTAATCCAACTTGCGGAGGAGACAGAATGAACACTCAGGAATTGATGGCGGCTGCGAAAGTCAAGGCCGCCGAGGCGCGGGCAATCCTGGAAAGTGATGCACCAGATGTCGAGAGGGCCAACGCGCTGTTGGCGGAGGCGAAGGCCTATCGCGAGCGGGCGGAGGCCATCAAGGCTGCTGATGGCGTGTTGGCGGCGGTTTCCGAGCCGGAGCGGCCAGACCTCCCGACTGGTGACACACAGCAGGCCAATGTGAAGGCGATTGAAGCCGCGCATGTGTTGCGGTTCGGGGCAATTGATGAGCCGACAGACAAGGTGATGCGTGAAATCTACGGTGGCGACTACCGTCAGGTGGCGTTTGAGCAGATCAAGGCATTCACGCGTTACTTGCGATCGGGCATTGCCGACCGGGCGCTGACGCGGCAGGTGTGGGACATCGCGGATGTCAAAGCGATGCTCAAGGATGGAATGACCGTCAGTGAAATCAAGGCGACGATGGTCGAGGGGCAGGACACGCTGGGCGGCTACGCCGTGCCACCACAGATAGCGAACGAGATACTCGGTCGGCTGCCGGGTTTGACCGTCGTGCGTGGCGGCGGGGCGCTGGTCATTCAGACTGCTAGTAATGCCATCCAGTGGCTCAAGTTGACAGGTGGCAACGATCAATACCGCACAGGCATGCGCGGCCAGTGGGATAGCGAAGTGGCTGCGCCGGCGGAGAAGAATTTCACCTGGGGGTTGGAGACCATCAATGTCAACACCTACACCTATAAGGTGGCAATGTCGCAGAGCCTCATCGAGGATGCGCAGAACATCGTGCCCATCTTCAACTCGCTGGTGACCGACACACTGGCGATTGACGAGGATGAGGCCTTCCTGGTAGGCGACGGTGTGGGCAAGCCGCGCGGTATCCTGCCTGGAGGGGCGAATGCACACGGGCTGACTGAGGTTATCAGTGGTCACGCCTCACAATTGACTGTGGAGGGTGTCAAAAAACTGAGGCGTGGCATTGCGAGCCAGTACCGGCGCAACGCTTGCTGGATCGGCAACAGTGACACAGCTAGTGTCATCGAGCTATTCCAGGACAGGCAAGAGCGGTTCTATTTCGAGTACCTGGAAGTTGGGGAAGCGTTCATGCGGCAACCCTGGCGCGAGAGCGAGAGCATGCCGGACATTGCCGCCAACGCCTATCCGCTGATCTACGGCGACCTGTCCGGGTACCGCATCGTGGAGCGGCTGGGGCTGTCGGTCGTGCGCTTCCAGGACAGCAACACCGGCATCAACAAAGTGGAGTTTCATGTCCGGAGGCGCATCGGTGGCAACCTGCTTGAGCCGTGGAAGTTCGCTGTTCAGAAGGTGGCGGCCAGCTGAGGCCGGGGAGGATAACAGATAATGAGCGGTGAGATTTTTGCCAACAAGTATAAGATCGTGCCGGGCAAGGCGGCGCCGGAGTCACAGATCACGGCCGGCAATTACCCGGCGTCGGGGTCGTATGTGGATGTATCTGGCTGCGAGCGGTTTCACGTGCTGATCCATCTCGGCACGGTGCACGATAGCGACGCGCCGACGTTCGAGGTCAAGCAGGCATCGGCTGCTAATGGCACGCTCAAGGCGATCAGCGAGGCCCATTGCAAATGGACAGGCACGGGTGCGTCGGACAATAACCTCGTGCTGATCACCATCGAGACCGACAAGCTGGACATCAACAACGGCTACAAGTACGTCACGGTGGTTGCAGGTGGTACGCTCACCAATGGCACGTATGCCGACATACTGTATCTGCTGCCGTTGACCAGCGAGCCGGTGACACAGCTGGCGACCATCTGCCCCGCGGCCAATCAGCTAGCGTTTGTGGGCTAACACATTGACGAGGGAGGGGCGGGGAAACTCGCCCCTCCAGGAGGAGAACGACGATGAGCAAGCGAGGTCTAATTGGGATTGCCATAGGCATAGTGCTGGTAATGCTGCTCTTCGCATTGCCGATATGGGCGCAACACCAGACCAAAATCTACTTTGATCAAGGCGGCGAACGGATGGTGATCCAGGCTGGCGGCGCAGTGGTAGTGACGCCCGGCGCAACGATGAACATGCTGTACTACCCGGCCGCCGGTCAGGCCGAGGTGTGCGGATCAACCGTCATCACCGGTACAGGTACATTGCCGCACGGGCTGGCGACGCCGGTGTACGTGAATGTGAGCCTGGGCGCTGATTTTCATGAAGATCACGCCTTCGTGACATTCACTAACATATCGGGAACGGTGACCGCGAAGGTATGGAAGTACAATGCGACGCCTGCGCCCGCAACTACGGGAGTGCCGATCAATTGGTGCATCAAGGGCATTCCATAAGAAGGCTGACATGCTGAGATGAAAATCGAAATCCTGGTGACTGCTCCCTACACCAACTTTGAGAGTGACCCGCCGGGTCGTGCGGTTATGCTGCAGGCAGGTGCTGTGGTTGACTACCCTGACTGGTACGCGCGCGGGCTGTGTGACGCTGGTTTAGCCAAGCCGGTAGAGGACCTCCCACCGGTGGCGTCTTCACCGCCTCTGGTTGAGGTTAAAGCCAGCGAATATCATAGGCGAGGTCGGCGGACGTGAATGAGTATTGCATGCTCCATGATCTGAAGGCTTATCTCAGGATCACGGAGACCGACAGCGACACGCTGCTCAGCCTGTTCGCCGAGCAAGCCAGTCGCATGCTGGACGCGGCCTGCCGACGGCGGTTCTATCCGCTCATCGCAACGCGCTACTACGACCATCCGCGTGATGCCAGTGTGCTGGTTCTGGACGACGACCTATTGGAGGTCATCACATTCACGATCAATAATGGCATGGTTACAGTGGCAGCCAGCGACTACTATCTCACCTGCGGCGGACAGCACAACCTACTGCCGGCTGATCGCATCGAGATGCGGATTGACGGCCAGCATGCGGCATTACAATACAGCACGACGCCCCAGCGTGCGCATGCCGTTACTGGTATCTGGGGATACCACGAAGCGTGGGCCAATGCCTGGGACTCTGTTGATGCTCTAATGACCGCAGTGGACAACAGCACGACGACGCTGCCGGTCAATGACGCCGATGGGCCAGACTTGGACGGTCTGACGCCGCGCTTCAAGGTTGGGCATCTGATCCGGGTGGACAGCGAGTTCATGTACGTCAGCGCCGTCACGGCTGGCACGATCAATACACTGACTGTGCGGCGTGGAGTCAACGGCAGCACGGCTGCGGCGCACGATGCAGGGGCGGCAATTGCGGTATACCGACCAATGAGCGACATCGTCTCGGCGGCCAAACGGCTAGCGGCTTGGCTGTACGGCCAGCGCGACCAACCCTACGCTGAGCGCGTCCAGGCGGCGCAGCAGGGGATCATCAGCATCCCTGAGGCCATGCCACCAGACGTGCGATTGGTAATTGCGAGATATGCACGGTGAGCGTGGCAACCGTCACTGATGCGCTGGCAGCGCTGGAGAAGACGATCACGGGTGTCAAGGCGGCGTACAGCCTGGACGAGACACCCAACGCACTCACCACGCTGCCGGCCTTCGTCAACTGGCCGGGCGCAGCGACGTATGAGACGTGCTCCGGTCTGGGCATTGAGATACGCACGTACCGGTGCATTCTCTATGTCACGCCGGTGCAGTCGCCAGTGGAGATGCGCTATAAGGGTAAATTGGCCGAGCCGTTGTTGGAGGCCGCTCGGAATGCCTTCCTGGGCGCGCCCGGCCTAGCAGGCACAATCGGTGTGTTGGCCATGCGGTTTACAGGCGACAGTGGACTGGTCGCCATCGAGGACTATGGCGGCGTCTACATTGGCGCCGAATTCACAGTGCAGGTGCAGGAGGAGATCAATGTCACATATACGGACTAACACAGTCCAATGCCCGCGATGCGGGCGGCAGGTTGAGTTAAAGCCACATCCCACAAAGGCCAATCGCATCATTGCTGAGTGCGAATGCAATCGCGGCCCATTGGGTGAGTATCTCGGCCCAGTGTTTGAAACGAATGCAGAGGGCGCGCCGATAGCGCGCGAGGAGGTAATCAATGACAGCTCCATCAGTTAAGACCAGCGGCAGCGGGTTCCGCTATGCCACCATCTACGCACTGGACGCCAATGGCTATCCGGCGGCCACCAGTACGACAGTCTATGAGGGTATACAAGCCGAGGGTGCGAAGACGCTGGAGTTGAATGAGCCAGAGCCTCGCATCATCAATATCACAGGTGACGATCGGTTGTACGCGATGGACGCACTACCGGCGCTGGAGGGCATAAATGGCACCCTCACCATTGCGCGCGGCAACATGGCGTTGGAGGCGCTCACGCGGGCGGTGATCAACTTCACGGTTGGCGAGGCGAAGGGCCTGGTCGGCGGCATCACTGACAAGAGCGGATTTGAACCGCAATGCGCGATTATGGCGTACCGCCAGGCACTGACCGAGACCGGCGCACGGGTATACGAGAGCGTTGTAATTCCACGTGCGCTGCTGTTCGCACGCCACAGCGGCTACAATGAGAACGCCGCCGAGTATTCTTTTAGCATCGTTCCGCAACTAGTCACCAAGCACCTCTGGGGGACAGCGCTGTCATTGAACACTGAGGGCGTGACGCAGGCGCAGGTGATCCGGTTTATCACCCAGTATAAGCCGTACATCGTTGCCTGGAAGGGTGATAATGTGGTGACCAAGTTCTTGTTCGCTGCGGGCCGTCAGGCGGTTAGTACGGATAAAATTCACGGCGTGTGGGTGAACGGCACGTTGGACGCAACGGCCACTAAGGCAACGGACGGTGTGACACCGACAACCAAGCCGGGCGTCGGTGATATAGTAGTTTGCTTCTACGAAGTTGCATAGCGGAGGGCCGGCCCATGGCCTTTTTCGACCGGTGGCTGGATCGCACCATCGCGCGGCTCGGCTACGTCAAAGCCACACGCACGCCGGTTGCGGCCGTGTTTGCCGGAGAGACGCCGCTTGGCGCTGGCCTCGGCAGTAATGACTATTCGCAAGAGGAACGTGAACGGCTGGCAATCACCAGCGCGTGGGTGTACTCGGATGTGCGTGTCATTGCCAACGAGGCCAGCGCGGCCGACGTGGACATCTGGCAGGGGCAGAATGAGATAGAGGATCATCCTGTCGAGAGGTTGCTCGAACGGCCCAACCCGTACATGGGATCAGCGTGGATGCGCCAATACACGATACAGTGGTTGCTGTTGCGCGGTGAGGCCTACTGGCTGAAGGTCTATGATCGTGCTGGTGAATTGCGCGAGTTGTGGCCCATTCCATCCAGCCACATCGAGCCGATACCTGACACACAACGCTACATCGCTGGTTACCGGTACACGCCCATGAATGGGCGTCCGCCCATCTATCTCGAACCGGAGCAAGTGGTTTTCTTCCGCTTCCCCAATCCATTCGATTACCACCGTGGTCTCTCACCACTCACGGCATATCGGATGGCAGTTGAGACCGACATCGCGGCGAGCGCCTGGAACATGCGGACGTTCCGTGATGACGTGACACTGCGCACGCTGATCAGTGTGCCGGCGGAGATGTCAGAGCCGAATTTTGCGCGGGCGAAGGCCGACCTACAGACCGAGTTGATCGGGAACCAACGGCGGTTTCTCATCGTGCGCAGTGGTGACGTGACGGTCACCCCGCTCAGCATCAGCCCAAAGGACATGGAGTTTCTGGCGGGGCGGACGTTCACGCGAGAGGAGATAGACCGCGTGTTTGGTATCCCAGCGGGATTTTGGGCCAAGGAGGCGACGCGCGCCAACTCGGAAGCAGCGAAGGCGGTGATGATCGAGCAGGCGGTCTGGCCGGTATTGGTTCTGATGGCCGAGACCATCACCAATCAGATGGTGCGCATTGACTTTGGAGATGATCTAGAGTGCCGTTTCAAGGACATTCGCACTGAGGATCGCGCGCTGCTGGTGCAGGAACGCCAGGCATACTGGCAGGTGAAAACCGTCAATGAGGCGCGGCACGAGCTGGGTCTTGATCCGCTAGATGATCCGATCTTGGGAGAAACGCTTGTACCACTCGCTGTGAAGGGCGAACCGCTCGGAGACATGTCATTTAGCGTAGATGTGGCAAGTGACATAACTAAGGCTGCGCGTGAGGACTTGAGGCGTTGGGAGAGCATCGCGCGGCGGCGGGTGCGGGCTGGTGAGCCGGCAGCCTACGATTTCGAGAGCCAGCACATTCCGCCTGAGATCAAGGCCAGTGTGTTGGCGAAATTGGCGACGGCGACGACCGAGGAGGAGGTGAAAGCGGCGTTCGCGATGCCCTTTCGGCTTTGGTGGTACTGAGATCAAGGCCAAGAAGCTGACAAAGGCGGAACAATGGTTGGCACGGCGATATCAACTTGAAAGAGATCAGATACTCTTTTTCAAGCGTCTGTTCAAACAGCAATGGAAGGCTTTCATCGTTCAACTGCAGAGCGGGATGCCGCTCGAACAAGCATTGGATGCCATTGATATAGTGAATCAGCAGTTTAAAGATGATATGGTATTGGCATTACAAAAGGCGGCCAGCAACGGCGTGAACCAGGCTCAGGCAGCGGTACAAGCGGCTGCCGCATCAGCCACTGCCGTGCCGAATGTCCAGCTGCCGGTGATGGGCATCGATTGGGCGCTGGTCAACGAGAACGCCAAAGAATGGGCGCAGCAATATGCCTATTCTGAGATTGGCGGCATCACAGCCACGACGCGCAAGGCCCTGCGCCAGAAGGTGGGCGATTGGCTGGTATCCGGCCAGCCACTGCAGCAGCTGATGCGCGATAAGCAGCTGGTTCAGCTGTTCGGTCCGCAGCGTGCGAAGCTGATCGCGGTTACCGAGGTGACGCGCGCCTATGCCGAAGCCAACCAGCTGGTTTTTCAGCAGACGGGGGTGCAACAACGGCGCTGGAATACCGCCAACGATGAACTGGTGTGTTCTATCTGCGGCCCACTGAATGGGACAGTGGTTGGTATCACTGAGCCGTTTCCGGGCGGGATTATGCTGCCACCGGCGCACCCGAATTGTCGGTGCTGGATCACGCCAGTGGTATCCGAGGAGCCGGATGGAACTGAGCATTCAGGTTAAGGGTGTAGACCGACTCGTATCGAAGTTCGGCAAACTGGCAACGTTCACCAATCTGAGGCCGGCAATGGGCGATTCGCTCAACAAGGTGTGGAACGAACTGGCCAGGTATCCGAAACCGCCAGAGCATGGCACGTTCACCGGCTTCAAGAGCGAGAAGCAACGCCGGTGGTTCTTTGCCGCGCTGCGAGAAGGGCTGATCGAGGTGCCCTACAGGCGAACCGGCACGCTGGGGCGGAGCTGGACAATGCGCATCAGCTCAACGGTGGACGGCATCGAGGGCCGGGTCGGCACGAATGTCGTCTATGCGCCTTGGGTGCAAGATCGGGATAGGCAGGCTGTCATCCATCAGGGCCGCTGGCAGACGGCGCAGGATGTATTGGAGAAGCTGCAGGACTGGATCGTGCACCGGTTCCAGCGCGAGATTGATAAGCTATTGCAATTGCTATAGGGGGCAGGATGCCACTTGCCACGGAAACGATCAAGTATGAGGACATAGAAATAACCGTCAGCGAGGCCAGTGTGGCCATGGGCATGCGACGCAGTGTGTTGCGCGGCGAGGCACTTAGGCTGGATGTGCCGGACGAGACGCCTGAGCAGTGGCTACTGCGGGTGATCACGTTCCCTGACCTGACCGCAGCAACTCAGGCAGTAGATGGCATCCCGTGGCCGTTGACGTTTGAAGAGTTCCGCGATCTGCCGGAGCGCTTAGTGAACCTGTGGAGCGAGGCCGTCTACCGCCTCAATCCCCACTGGAACCCAATAAAGGAGGACGACCCAAAAAAAGGGTAAGTCAGAGCGAGGAGCTGTACCGGCGGCTCACGCTCTGGCACAGGGCACAGGATACTGGTGATGAATTGCCTGATGTGTATCTGCACGATCTGGAACGGGCGTGGCGCTCGTGGACTCTGGGAGAGGCGCTTGGTTGGCAGGCACTACCACTGGCGGGCGGCTACCTGGAGCAACCGGAGGCGCTGATGGAAGACATGCTGATGATTGCGGCCATATCACGGAGAGTTAAGGAGCGGATCGGTGGCGGTTAATACGCTGGATATCCTGCTGCGAGTCAACGGCGCTTCACAAGTCCGCACGGCATTACAGAGTATAACCGGAGCGGTGCAACAGCTGGGACTTATGCTCGGGGCTGGTGGTGTTACAGCGGGGATGATTGCCTTCAGCAAGCAGTCGTTACTGATGGCCGGCAATGCCGAACGATTGGGGCGAGCCACCGACAACCTGGCGAGATCACTGGGCGCATCAGGCGAGGCAATGATCAAAGCCATCACCGATGCCTCCAAGAATACAATCAGCGGCCTGGACGCAATGCGGATGGCTAACAAGGCCATGCTGCTGGACGTGGTGAAGAACGAAAAGGAGATGAGCGATCTGGCGAGGATCGCCATTGTGCTGGGGCAGGCGATGGGCAAAGATGCCGCGAGCGCAGTAGATGACCTGACTACCGCGCTCGGACGCCAATCACCTCTGATCCTGGACAACCTCGGCATTAAGATGAACTTGACCGAGGCTGAAGCGCGCTATGCAGCGATGCTCGGCAAGACGGTAGACCAGTTGACAGAAGCCGAGAAGAAGCAGGCGTTCCTGAACGCCGCGTGGGAAAAGGCACGCCAGAAGGCTGAGCAGTTGGGTGGTGTGCAGATTGATACCATCGGTCAGCTGGAACAACTGACGGCTGCCTGGGCGGACTTCCAAACCGAGTTTGGAAAGTTTCTTACCGGCAGCGGCGTGATCGAGACGCTCACCAACCTGGTCACGCTACTGAAAGAGGGCGCCATTGCCTGGCAGGGGGTATTTGAGCGAGGCAAAGCCGGGCAGGAGACAGGAAAGGCCCAGACCCTCGCCATCGCATCCACAGCCCTTGCAGCCCTCATTCCGGGTCCCGGCAGCATCGAAGAGAAAGCCGTTTGGATCGCTCAAGCAGCGCAAAACCTGGGACTTGTGTCCATCGAAGCCGAAGCGTTGCAGCGGGAGTTGACCGACGCGGCAACAGCCGAACAGACGCAAGCTGACGCCGCCCGTGCGGTAGCGACCACAGCGAATCAGGCAGCCGCCGTGCAGCGCGACTATGCCGGGGCACTTAAGGCAGCCGGGGACTTGGCACAAAGACTCGAATCCCTTGAGCAGCAGTACAATCGTGACCGGGAGGATACCATCAAACGCTTCAACCAACGACGCGCGCAGATGGACGAGGACTGGGCGCGTTTGCAAAATGAACAGCAGGCAGACTTTAATCGTCAGCGCGAACGCATGATGCGCGATTTCCTCAAGTCGCAGGCTGATATGGAGGCGCGTTACCATGAGCAACGCACTGCCTTGGCGGTGCAGTACGGCATTGAGGCCGAGCGTGCCGAAGCGGAACATCAGAGACGGATGGCGCGGATGCGTGAGGACTATGCAATGCAGCAGGAGGATGCCGTCGCCGCCCGCGACGCGATCGCATTCCTGCGCAACGCGCGCAATTACGAGATCAACCGACGGCGGGCCGAGGAGGAATTTGCCGATCAAAATGCCAGGCGACAGGCTGATTATCAGCGTCAACTGGAAGACATGCAGCAGGCGTTTAACCAACAGCGTGATCAGCGTCTGGCGCAATTCAAACAGCAACAAGAGGACATGCAGGCCGACTTCGAATATCGACAGGCGCGAGCAGCTGAGTATCGCGCAATCGAGCTGCAACGCCTTGAGGCAGACTATCAGGAACGGATGGCCGATCTGGATGCTCAACTGAAGGCGGAGCGAGACGCCGAGAAGCAAGCATTTCGTGATCGCATCCTGGAACTGGAGGGATTCAACAAAGAGTTCCTGGCGCTGGAGCAACAACGCAACGCAATGGCCAAGCAGTTGCTCGAGGAAACGCTGCGGGATATGCGCCAGCTGCGTGCTCAGGTAACCTATCAGCCGGTACACGGCCGCGCAATGGGCGGCTACGCGGTGGCGGGGCTGTACCGTCTCGGCGAGGCTGGACGCGAGTTCGTACTTAATGCGGCTGCGACACGCAGCGCTGAGATGCTGACCGGCGGCCTGCTCAGCCAGGACAGGGTGTTAGCCATGCTGGCCGCCGGACGTGGAGCTATTAACAACTTCAATCAGACCATCAACATCGGTGCGCAGGATAGCTACACTGGGCTGCTGTCGGCCATCCGCGCGCAGACAGTTGAACTACTCCGAGAATATGCGAGGGCATGATGCCGGTCTATGACTACGAGATCGGGACCACCAGTACCACGACCAACGTTGAGTCGTTGTCGCCACCACTCCCACCGCCGCGCAGCGTGTTCATCGAGTACACACGCGAGTACGATAAGGCGGACGGCCAGATAGGTGGCGATGGTTACCCGATGGCGATCTGGACGTTTGACCTGCTGACCACAGCGCAGTTGGCCAAATTACGAACGTATTGCAGCGGCAAGAGCGCAGCGGTCTACATCAAGACGCGCAATGCGAGCGAGGCATTCGTCAAATACCGCGGAGTGATGATCTGGCCGTCTGACTTAATGAAAAAGCGTGTGGCCGGTAAATACCTGGACGTGCAAATTGAGTTTCGGCGGTTGGTGGCAGTATGACAGCGCTCAGTTCGGATGAGAAGAACCTATTGCGGGCTGGCGGCCACAAAGCAACGCTGTATTTGTCCGTGCTCAAGCCGCAATCGGTGTTCACCGCGCAGGTGAACATGACGTCACCTGCGCGGGGTGCCCGCAGCATCGTCTATGACAATGATAGCGGCGAGGATAGCGTACTGCCAGGAATGACCATGTGGGTTGGCACGAGTCCCGGCGCATGCGATGTGGGCAAGGTGCGCGTGCGGGCGATCAACACTGGGACTAACACCATCACTGTCAGCGAAAACAGTCTGGTTTGGGCGAATGACCAGTATCTGACGGTCAAACGCAATTGGGAATTGTGGCCGGTCTACCCTCGGTTCGATGCATCCGGCAATTTTTACAAGGATTATGACATTCCATACACCGACGAGAATGAACAACTGAGGCCCGTGGCGATCATGGGGCCACCGCGCGCCGAATTTGATGATGGTACAGAAACGACATTCGTGTTCGCTGATACCAACAATGATGCCGGTTATGCCTTCCGTGGCGAGAATATCATTAGCCGGTCTTGGGATGTCATCGGCCCAGGGACTTATAGTTGGACAGCGGGTGGTTCGACACAGATTCTCAGTATTTCCGGGAGCGAACGCTTCACCGATGCGCACTGGGTCACGCTCACAGTCACCGACAGCAATGGCAAGACACAAACGACGCGGCGACCGGTATTCTGTCACGAACGGACTGGCAGCAACGCGCCGATCACTGCGTTCACATTGGAATCACTGACGGGGGATTGGGAGCATGGCGGTTGGACAGCGCGTCTGAGAGTCTATAGCGGTGCGACGACCAGCGATTTACCGGATGGCACGCTAGTTGTGTTATGGCACGAGGCGATCTATGGCAACACACCAGTGCTGATCGGCGGCAACTATCCGTATGCCAAGAATATCCTGTTCGTCGGCTACGTGCGCGGCGAGACTGTCAGGCAGGATTGGAATACCGGCGACGTGACGTTTGAAGCAACGACGATTGATGGCCTATTGCGGCGCTCCATGATGTTCTCTGTGCCTCTAAAGATGACCCTGGGCACGCAGGATCAATGGTATGAGTTCACTGGCCCGACGGTCGCTGAGGCAGTGCATCATTATTTACGCTGGCACAGCACGCTGTTCGACATTGCCGACGTATACTTGCCGATGGCGAACACGCTGCGAGTGGAGACCATCGAGGACTTCGCCAAGGGTGACCTGTACACCCAAGCTGATAACTTCGCGCGCAACTATGGAATCTTCGCGCATGTCTGCTGCAACAAGCTCGGACAGGTGTACGTCGCCGAGGATGCACAGATGTTGAATGCCACACGCCGGAATGCGCTCACTATAATCAGTGACATCACGGCGGCTGACCGGCGCGGCGAGATTACCATATTGCATCAACCCGAACCGCGCGTCGGGATGGTGCATCTGAGCGGCTTCGCCTACCCGCGCACACCGATCATCAGCAAGGCGCCCGGCAATGCGCCGCTCGATATCGGCGCTCAGGTGATGCATTTCGAGCGGCAGATACTGGCGAGCCAGGCACAGGCGAATGAGCTGGCCGGGCGCGCATTGGCGGCGGCCAATAACCCGTATCCTGAGGTGCGCATTCAATTCGCCGGGCATTACCTCGGCGCGCTGGACATTGTGCCGCAGGAGTGGTGGACGCTCAGCCTGGAGGCCGGTGATACACCACGTGGGATCGTCTGGACGAACAAGCGGTTGGTGTGCCGAAACGTATCGGCCAGCTACGACCCGGCGGCCGGCAGTATCTTGGTCGATGCCGTGTTTGAGCCAGAGGTCGAGAGCCAGGACGGCGTGGACGGCGATTACCCGGCCAATCCACCGGATGACAACAACATCACGCCACCATCGCCGCCGGTCATACCTCCCCAGCCACCGGCGGCCAGTGGGCGGTTGGCAGCGTTCGATCATAATCTAGGCCACCTCAATCAAACATTGGCTGGGACATGGGAGACGCGCAACAATGGCGCGGCGACGATCACCGACAATCAAGGCGGATTTGATCCGCATTGGCCGACTGTTCAGAATAGCACGGACATCGAGGATGCTATTCTGTGGCGTCTGCAGACGGGCAAAATTTACCGGAGCACGGACTGCGGGCGCAACTGGTCGCAGGTGACCGGAATGGGCGATCCTCCGAACGCCTGGGATGACAGTCCAGCGCCGACGTTCGCCAACTGTGACGTGGTGATGGGCACGCCGAATAACTACCGTGCCGGCGAGTGGTATTTCCTGGTGCGCTGGCAAAATAGCGCCGGTAACTGGCGGGGCTGGATATTAAAGTGCACCGGGAACGGTGAGGGGTGGATGTGGCAGCCATTGGGCGGCGCTTCCTACCAGAAAATCGGCCAGTATTACTACGCAACCTCCATCAGCGACATGAACTGGGACTACCCCGCCACCTGGTGGGACTGGAACCCCCCGTGTCCTGAGGAGGACCATTACGGCTGGTCCGACCTGGACAGAATCGTGGACGGCAATGATGACACCTATGGCGCCTTCTGGCGCACCAGGGCGTTTGCCAGCAACCGCGGCGTCGGTTGGCGCGCGCATTTCGGGGCCTCATTCAGACGGGTCAATGGGTACATCGAGGTGCAGGTCAGGTACATGCTCGATGGGGCATCCCCAAACAATTGGGCGTCGGAGCCGCGCATGTGGGAGGACAACAACCCTTATGGACGCACCAATGGCGTTGACTGGTATGGTCAGTCCAACCAGCCGGATACGTGGTATGTCTCGACTCCCCACCTCTCCAGTTATGACATCAGCGAGTGGATTGGGATGGACATCCGTGGGTATCAGGGACATACCAGGGCGCGCATCGCCTACATCCGCATCCATGAGACCTATTTCGACGCACCGGCCGGGTCGTATGGCGACTCCTATCCCATCTGGATGGACGTCGACACCGCTGCAGGGGATGTGCTCTACGTCACCATGTGGAGCAGCGACAACAAGCTCTATCTGGAGAAGCGCAGCACCTCGGACCTCTCCCGTCTCGCGAGAACCGATTTGGGCAGCGCCACCATCTCCGAGGTGTTGGGCAAGAGCTACATCGCCTTCCCGCGCGTCCGGGAGTATGTGCCCAACGATATCTACGTCTATGGGCGCATGAACGCCCCCGCAGGTCTGAGCGGCGTGCAGCACATCATCCGCTCGACCGACGGCAGCACCTTCAGCAGTATCATCTCGGACTGGGGCAACCACTATTGCGGTGCGCTCATGGTGAGTGGCAGCACCATCATGGCGGTGCGCAACACCGGAACAGTTCCCCTGTTCTACAAGGGCAGCCAGCAGGTGACCTTGCCGCTGGTGGCGGATGTCCCTCCTGATGCCATCACGGGCAAGGGGAGCATCGCTATCGGCTCGGGAAGCCGTGTGATTGAGTCGCCCGACGGCATCTCCTGGAGCGACCAGAACTACCCCTCCG